AACGCAACGTCAAGTGAGGTATTGACAAATATCATGTGGCAGTCATATCCTAGTGCTTCTAGGTCTGCCTTCTGTGTACTAATATTATCGTACCTCGCACCAGTGCCGTCAATTACCATACCGATACGTCCTTCGATATAATTCTTTTGGCGAGAAACAGTGACTTTCTTTGCCCTACCCCGTTCCTTCTGATTTGCTTCCCATTCATCTGGAGGCATCTTCAATGAGAGGCCAGCGTCCTTGAGATACTTCTCAAATACGTCATCAGAGTTTACCACACGCAATCCTGTCCCACCAGTGGAGTACCGGACAACATATGATTTACCGCTGCCCGGGCCTCCAGCAAGAAAGAACGCTTTAAATATGTTGGGGTCTTGAAGACCTTCCTGTAGTTCGTAATATGTTTTCATATTTGTTCCTAATATCCAAACCTTGCCCGGCTACCTGTAATATATATTTATCATCATCTGAAAGTGGTTGTATTGTCATTTCTCTCTCCTGTCTCTGAAAGTTCATTTTGTTAATACGGTTTTTCATTGTAGCTTTTGCCATTTTTAATTTTCCTTTGTTAATTTCAGATTATTAGTTTAGGGCGTGTTTTGAGATATGGGCCTCCTTTATAGGTTATTGGTTAGGGTGGAAAAAATTTAATTCTTCCCCAAAAGTAGACGAGTTTTTTGTTAGGGAAGTTTTTGGTTTCGGTTCAAAATTATCTTTTGGGCCATCCAGTGTTTCTTCTAATGAATCCTTTACGAGTGTCATATATGTTTTATGTTTCTTATCACCAAAATCAAAATCATGTCTAAGTCTTTTTACAAAGAACATTCCTTTATAAAATCTATCATTCTTTTCATTTTTAGTAGTCTTGAATGAAGCATTATATGGTATATCTAATTTTACGATATCACCAGCACTCACAACAGTATTACCATGAGTTAATATATTCAATAATAATCCCTGTTCTAATTGTACAAGTTGTGAAGTTCTACGTTGCAACCAATCTTGTGGATTTGATGGTGAAAATGGTGATCTATTATTTTCTGTAGTATGTTGAGCATCTTTGCCTCCAAGAATAGAAGAAGAAGTTACAAATGTTCTAGCAGGAAAATCTTGAACAGTATTTTTATTCTCATCAACAATAAGGTGGCTGTATATTGGAAAATCTTTTTTATTTTTTTGATGCTTACTTGTGATATGATTTTCAGTATTGAAATTATCAAAAATACCATATTGATACTTTTTATATGATTTGTTAAAAATATCATGAACGATAAGATTAGAAGCATATACTCCAACAGTGTAATTAGTTAAACTATTGGCATTTTCTATAATTTCAAAATCAAGAATATTTCCCAACTCTTTTTCTATATTTACTGCTCCACCCTTTTCAACACTTGATCCATGAACGTGTTGTGTATATGTTTGCATCGGACTTTGTGAATATAAACTTGCAAGGCTTCTAAAATGATACCCTTTTATTGTTTCAAAAAATAAATAGTTTGGGCCTCCACCTAATGCTGATACTGCTTCTTTAGTTGCCATCTTTATAATATCAAATGGTCTTACGTTTGGAGCAACAATTCTTTTAACACCAGCAGTTCGTTCTATATAAATTTTTTTCTTACAATTAACTTCACGTAACATAATTCTTACAATGTCTGAGTAAGAACCTTTTAATGAACGAGAGATTTTAGTTCTTTGATTACTTACTAATTCTGATGATGTAAAATTTAACAAATACACCTGTACGTTATTTCCAGATTCTATTCTACTTTCCAAAGAGTTAATTAAAAAAACATTCTCAGTAAAATCTATAGTTTCTTCCTCATGTGTAAGGCCTGGTGTTTGTATTTTAAGTTTTAGATATTCTTGACCAATAATTGGGCCCACTGATGTTAATGCAAAAGAATCTTGTAGGAGTATATCCCCTGTTACAGCAGTCATACCAGTATCTTCAAAAATAGTTATATTTATTATTGATGCTGATAAATCTATAACCATACCAGAAGATGTAATCATTTCTGCTTTAATTAAATCAAAATCACCAACGGCTTTTAATTTTGCCATTATAGTATGCTTGCTCCCATAAGAGTTTCAAATTCTTCTACAAATTGTTCTATGTAAGCTCCATCTAACAATCGTATTTTTCGTAGATCATCTTGTCTCTCTATTTCAAAATCATAATTTGTAATTGTAGTGAGGTCTAATTCAGAATACCCCGTGGTATCTGTTCCTATATCAATTTTTAATGTAGTATCACCAGAAGTTTGTGCTATCTCAAAATGATGTACTGCATTTATATCTGTATATTTATCATTAACAAATGCATTAAACTGTGCGCTATTTAATGGCCATTGATGATAACGATCTGTAATGTTGTTAACATATAGTATGACCCAATGTAATTCTGGATCATCATAAAGTTTATCTGCAAGCATCTCTGGTGTTTCACCATTTTTAACGTCATATGTATCATACAGCAAAGTATTTGTTCTTACTTTTGTCCGTAAAGCAACACGTTTCAATAAATTGGTTACGATTTTAAAATCACCATTTCCAACAGAATCATATACTATGAAGGGAAAGTTTGCAAAATACATTTTAGAAACCTTCCTTAACCATATCTTTACTTAATGTTTCTAATTCAGTAAAGTTTAATGTAATCTGGCTTTTCTGTGGTGGTGGAGAAACACCATTCATTCCTGCTGTTGGTTCATAAGCAGTATAACGATCTGCGCCATATTGAACATCTATCTTTTGCAAAAAACAACTTGATATCCTATTAATAAACCCGTTTCTTTTATTCTGATACATATATGTAATATCAAAAGTATTTGGAATATTCATTTCTCTTCTTGTGGTTTTATTTGAATACTCAGGCATCATATTTACTTTAAATGTATGTATGATTTTTTCTATTGTTTTTGCCTCTTTAGCACTTTTAGGTATAAATGCAAATGTGTATGAAAAAGACCTTCTACCAACACCCTCAAACATCATTTCCATTCTAGGAGTAATAACCTTACCACTTTCAATTTGTTGTAAAGCTTTTGCTCCACTAGCAACGCCATCAGTTATATTATTAAGTAGATTTGTAAAACCTTCTTTAGCGTTGCCTCCCAAAGATTTTGCAACTGCATTTAATTTAGATTCCGTACCACCCTTTGCACCCATGAAAGCAGTAATTGCATCCTTACCTAACATTGCAAGTGTGCCAATTTCTTGATCTGTATATTTGACCTCATATTCAACTTGTACAGATGGGGGCATATATAAAGCTATTACTGCTGGTGATCTAACAGTTGGTCTTTCAGCAAGTATCGATCCACCCTTAGTACGACCAGAAACCGTTTCGCCCACTGCTCCGGCAAGACCTTCTACTGGATCTTCAGTATTATCATCTTCATCAACTTCAAAGTCATTCCCAAACTCAGCTTTAAGTGATGAGTTAATCGCATCAAAAGATTTTTCTACTTTTGGTGACTTTATTTTACCTGGAGTAAACTCATTTATATTGAATAATATATAATGACCTTGTTGTGGATCAGAATCAACATTTGATGGATATGACATAATCTCAGTATTAAACTTTCCAACTGGTGATAAATTACCAAGTGCAGAAGTAGCAGCTTCAGTAGCAGTATTAGATAAAGAACCAATACCTCCAGTTTTACTACGTACTGCTGAATTTAATCTTCCTGCTATTGTGGAACGGACGGCATTTGTAACACTTTCGAGAACCATGTATAAATATCCTTATAAACTCTAATGAAAGTATTTATACGTTATGTCATACAAAGGAAAGTATAATCCAAGAAATATTCAAAAATATAAAGGTAATCCACAAAAGATAGTCTATCGTTCTTTATGGGAAAGAAAGTTTATGGTATATTGTGATACTAATAACTCTATACTTGAGTGGGGAAGTGAAGAGATTATTATACCATATCTGTCTCCTTGGGATGGTAGAATACATCGTTATTTTCCAGATTTCTACATAAAAACTAAACAGACTGATGGTTCTATTAAGAAGTTTATTATTGAGGTAAAACCTAAGAAGCAATGTTCTCCACCACCAAAACAACCGAAAAGAAAAACCAGAGGCTGGTATGGAGAAGTTAAAACTTGGGGTATTAATGAATCAAAGTGGAAATATGCTACAGAATGGTGTAATAATAATGATATGGAGTTTAAGATATTAACAGAAGATCATCTAAACATAAAGTATAAATAGTCATATGGCACAGTCAAAATTCATAAAAAGCGTTCTAGATGCAGCTGGTGGTAGACCAAAATCCACCCAATGGTACAAAGATAAAATCAAAGAGTTTGGTAAGCCCGCTGCTTTAGATTTGATACGAGATGGTAAGAGAGATAATAAACCATTTATTGGTAAGTTGAATATGTTCTTCTATGATCCTAAGTTCAAGAAGAAACTTCCTTACTACGATACATTTCCTCTGGTTCTACCGATAGAGCGTTACAAAGATGGTTTTTTAGGAATTAACTTTCACTATTTACCATTACCATTAAGAATTAAACTATTAGATAGATTGGTTGATTTCTCTAATAACACACAATTTGATGAAAGTACAAAGTTGATTGTTGATTATCAAAAACTTAAAAAAATAAAACTAATACAACCAACTATACATAAATATTTGTCTGGTCAAACAAAGTCGCAATTTCGCAGAATAGATGCAGATGAATTTATGATAGCTGCATTATTACCTGTACAGAGATTTAAGAAAGCATCATCAAAATCAGTATGGTCTGATTCTAGGGGAATGATCTAATGACAGTTGCAAGTTTTATAGAGAGTACATCTTTTGGTGTAATGAATGATATACTTTCTGCATTTCATTCAAATGAAGGATATGCTGTACCAAATAGATATGAGGTAGTAATTCAAGGCCCAGCAAAATTAGGTGGTGGTGGTAAAGAAAATGTATTTAATAATGCAGAAAGAAGTTCTAACGTAAGAGATATATCTTTGAGAGTAGAGAGTGTTATATTACCTGGCAGAACACTAACAACAGCAGCAGATAATAATGTGTATGGCCCTAATAGAGAAGTAGTCGAGGGTGTAACTTATGCAGATGAAATTGCAATTGATTTTCAAGCAAGCTCTGGTTTGGATGAAAGAGTATTTTTTGAAAATTGGCAAAAACAAGCATTTAATGAAAAGACTTGGAACATAGGATACTATAATGATTACATAGGTTCTATGGAAATATATCTATTAGATAGACAAGATGTAAGACGTTATGGTTTGAAGTTGTGGGAAGTGTTTCCTAAAACTATTACAGCAACTACTCTAACAGCTTCTGAAGCAACAGAGATTATTAAAACCAACGTATCTTTCTCTTTTAGGTATTGGACAAACTTAGATCAAAATCAACAAGCCCCAGATATAATGGGTAGAATATTTGAAACTGTGATAAACTCAGCGGAAAGAAATATTTCTAGAAACATACCTAGAATATTAAATAGATTATAATAAAGGATGAAAAATTATGGCACTACCTAAATTAGAGTCTCAAGTATACGAACTTGAGCAACCATCAACTGGTGAAAAAATCAAGTATCGACCATTCTTAGTTAAAGAACAAAAAGTATTAATGATGGCTTCTGAATCAGAAGATGAAAAACAAATACGTGATGCGTTAGCAGGAATTATTTTTAACTGTACATATGAAAAAATAGACCCATTTAATGTCCCCATGTTTGATGTTGAATTTTTATTTCTAAGAATACGAGGTAAATCTGTAGGTGAGAAAATTGAATTAAATTTACTATGCCCAGACGATAATGAAACTAGAGTTAAAACTTCTCTTAATCTAGATGATGTTGGTGTGAATCAGAAATTGGGCCACACTAATGAAATTAGTATAACTGATAAGATTAAAATTATAATGAACTACCCTACACTTAATGATATGGTTGGTATGGACGGTGGAGAAAATGCAGGATTTGATGAAGTTCTTACTATGATAAAAAAATGTATTCATGAGATTCTTGATGGAGAAACTGTACATAGTAAAATAGATATGTCTGAATCTGATTTGAATGAGTTTATTGAAAGTCTTACTACTGAGCAATTTCAAGGTTTAGCAGATTTCTTTGATACTATGCCTAAAGTTGCTCATTCTATTGAGGTTACTAATCCTAAAACTAAAAAGAAAGGTGAAGTAGTTATAGAGGGTATTCAAAGTTTTTTCGGTTAGCCCTTTCTCATGACTCTGTGACTAATTATTATAAAACTAATTTTGCAATGATACAACACCATAATTGGAGCTTAACAGAATTGGATAATATGATGCCTTGGGAGAGGGAAGTTTATATAGGGTTGCTAATAGAACACTTAGAAGAACAAAAGAAGGAACAGGCTAAACAATAATGGACGTTATAACACCAAATGTAGCTGCGATAGAAATAACAGAATTTATTCTGCCTTATATTGGTATGGTTTTGATTGTTGTGTTTGGATTTATGGTTAAAGACTTTGCGACTAAGTTTAGCAAAGGTCTTGCATTTAGCATGAATAAGCAGTTTCAAGAGGGTGATCATGTTCTTATTGATGGTGAACGTGCATTAATCGTTAAGATAGGTATATCACAGACAGTATTTGGCGTCACTAAGGTGGGTGGTGAATTAGATGGGGATTATATATGGAGATATGTTCCAAATGAACGTATTGATTTTCTTAAATTAGAGAAGATAATTTTTGACCGAACTCCTATAAATAATAGTACAACTATAAAAAACAACTCAAATAAAATTGAGGAACTAAAAAATGGTAAATAACAAAGATCAAGT